TAAAATCAAGAATGCTACTCGTGTCAACTTGAATATCATCTCCACTGTTGTAAGCATCGTCATCATCATAATCAATACTATGTAGTCTGTAAGCAGAACCTTCATTGTCAACAATAAGTTCATTGACATTGAAATCACCTGAAAGGTTACGTGCTTTGAGTGTGAGAGAGGGAGCATCCCATGAGGTTACAAATGCAGTTGTAAGTGATGATTGACCAGTAATAATCTCACCATAATGGAATGTTCCTACACCAATTGTTCCTGCAGCAGAAACTGTAATTGATGGAGCAGATACATATCCACTACCAGCATTTGTAACACGTATTTCTCTTACACCACCAGTGTCATTCAATAAGGCTATACCTGTAGCTCTCGTGCCCGCACCAGGTACATCACTAAAGGTAATAATTGGAGGCACAACGTATCTTCCACCAACATTTGTAACAGTTACTATACCAATACCGCCTGTTGTAGAGATAGCCACAGTTGCTGATGCTCCTCTTCCTCTACCGTTTTCAGGAATAAATTGTATGTTGGGAGTTTGAGTGTATCCAGAACCAGGATTTGTTATTTGAACATTAGATATTCTTCTATTGTTTGTTTTACCAGCGATAGAAGTTGTGATAGCGACAGCAGTGGCTTGAATTCCTGCACCAGATATTGGGGGATCAATTACTACTCTAGGATCTGCTGTAAAACTATTACCACCTCGAATCAATGTAATAGATTTTATACCAGCACTCAGTGATGTAATAGCAGTAGCGGTATTTCCTATCGCAACAAGTTTAAGTGTGGAATTATATCCAATGTGTTTCATATCATCATCAATTACATCCACTCCTGTATTGATTACTTCATCTTCAAACTCAAATGGTTCACAGGTAAGTGTATATGAATAATTTTTACGTAATTGATAGAACTGACTTACATCATCAACATATTTTATTTCTAATATCAGATCTCTATATGGAAAATAAAGAAGATCACCCTCCAACGGACGTGTAGGATCATCGGATAGCCCAGTTGTCCCTGATATCAATGGAGTTATATAATTGAGATATCTTTCTTGAGATATTACAATCTTCATCTCAGCAGTCGATCTGACACCAAACTTAGTCAATAAATTATATCCTGAATCGAATCCTTCGTATGATTCAATATACCCTTCTATTGGAAATGATTGATCAAAAGTAGAACTTGACACCTCTCTCATTATAGTTTTGGTGTTTACGAAAGTTCTAGGCATGTATATAAACTCAACACCATATATCTGAATCTGCTCATTCACTAGATCTTGAATGAGTCCTTGTTCAGATTTTGTTCCTTGTTGAAAGAAGGGATTGAGTGCCATTAGTAATCAATTTGTTTTAGAAAAGTATTGAACCTTTTATCTCGTTCTTTACCACGAGAGGATCGTTTGATTATGTTCAAACTTTGATCAATCTCATTTGGTGTCAAGTTTTTCATACCGTCTATGGTTCTGACTATACCTGCCTCTGATGCAAATTGTTTGAATGTTTTCATTAGACTCCAAATGGGTTTTTTGGTGTAAATGGTTTTACTAAACCTCCTGGCGTAGCTGCCTTTCTCAGGTAATCACTTGCTGGTTGATCACCCCTTATGCCCGTTGCAGGGACACTTTTAAAAATAGGTTTATCATGAGAAGCAATCTTGACGCTATTTGCTTTTTGTCTAAATTGTTGAAATGATTTCATTATCCTATAAGATCTAGTGGTGGTAATTCATATTCCTTGTTCATCTTATCTTCAAGTGCAGCGATCTCACTGACACCATCTTCATAGATTTGTCTACCATTTAGTTCAACACCACCTGGTAATTTTACACCTTGAAACTTGATAAGATTTTGACCCCACTGTTTTTTGAGTAAAGCAGTGAAGTATTTTTTCAAGAAAGGATCGCTATAAACTTTTGGAAAATCATCAGGATTCAAAACACGATAGCATCTTATGATAAGATAATCATTCAATTGCATACTTGATGAGTCCACATCAAGATACAATCTATTATTTCTACGGTTAAATCTGATTTGTTTTTCTGGATGTAATATGTGATCCAAATCTTCTAGATACCTTTTTGTCATTGTGTATCCCATCAATTCCATTGAACTAAAGAAATATACATCATTCAACATCAATTGATAGTTGATATTGAACATATTGGTACTTATTAATCTATTATCTAACTTAAATACACGCTCAACACCAATAACTGCGTCAGGAATTTGTATGAAATTTTGATTTTCTTCAAAAGAGAATGTTGTCGCACCTATACCAGTAATAGTTGCTGAACCAGTAGTGGTGGTGATACCTGTAGAAACATCATCTTTTTTTGCCTTTATAGCATCAAGAAAATTTTGAGTGACCTGATGTTTTAGATACATCATTTCGACACCATCCATGTGACGATTCTGATATATCTGGATGGCATCATCCATCAAATCTTCTATCTGTTCATCAGCAACATTAATCTCTAAGACAGGAGCACCCAACTGTCTCTTTGCATACTTTACTAATTCAGATCTGGTTGCAGGGGAAGCCATTTATATCTTACTTTCCTGTATTTATGCTCGCCTTACGACGACATCAACTTCATCCCCGTCATCAAGACCTGTGGCAGGATTTATAATTGTCACAGCAGGACTTCCAATAGTCCAATCAGTTCCTTTAGTTAGCAATACACCATTCAAATATACTTCCATATTATCCGACGAAGTATTTGCGTCTGATGGTGCAAATGATGTTTGACCTTCATTAGCGGACAATTGATCCTCTGCTTGATCAGAAACTATGTCAATCTCATCACCGGCTTTCGCTGCAGAGCTTAGCACCACAGCAGATGTAGCATTGTAATCAACTCCTCTTCTCAATCGCACACCATTTACATAGACTCTGTAATTTTTAGCAGCAGCTAGATTACCAGCAAGAGTAAATGTTGTTTGATTTTGTGTGGATGTAAATAACTCTTCTTCAAAAGTGTGTCCAAAATATACTACAATTTGAACATCATCTCCAACATTGACACCAGAATTGAGGGTGACAGTTTGTGGTGCTGATAATTGATAATCATTAGATGCACCTACTCTTTGCTTGACACCATTTACTGATACTAAAACAGAGAATGGAGTGGATTGCACTCCGTCATTGAAAACGTTAGGAGCAGTAAATGATGTTTGTCCTTGAGTTGCTGTGGTTATACCAGTGCTGATAGTTGTGGCAGCACCTGCAGCACCTCCACCACCACCTGATAGTGTTTTGAACGATAATTGACCAGATCCATCCGTAACAAGAGCTTGGTCTTCACTCCCGTCCGACGACGGGAAAGTAAATCCTGATATTGTTGATATACCAGAAGAATTTATATTTCCAGTAACACCATGATTTGCAATGATTCTACCAGTGGTTGTAGTCGTTCCATCTACAGTGAGATTAGTTCCATTTAATAATTGTAAACTGTCACTTCTAAACCTTGCAGATATATTTTGTGATCCTGCTTTTATATGTGCAAATTCAATAATGCCATCTTCACTGCCATCAGTTGCGTCAAATATTTTTCCACTTATTTTTGCATAGTTTACTGCTTGACTAGCCAGATTTTCACCTTGAAATTTTATTTGACCAAGATAATCAGCACCAGCAGCAGAAGAACTATTTCTATAGAGTGTAATTATTGGTGCTGCAGAGGAACCTGAATCTGTAGATACAAGATCTAAATTTCCATTGAATACTACATCGTTTGTAACATCTAATGTCCCACCTACATCAATATCTCCTGTTGTGACAACAGTGCCAAAACTACCTATTCCAGCATATAACCTACCCGTGCTAGGATTGTAAGTCAATCCATTAGTTTTTATTTGTTGATATCCTGTTCTTTTATCTAAAAATGCTACGTGGTGAAATTGATTACCACCATCAATATTTGTCTCAACTTTTGCTGACCCTGTAGATATACCAGCAATCGCATGCCCTGTATCAGTTACGACAATAGAACCAAACGTTCCTATTCCTGAGGATAGTACGTGAGTAGTTGATATTCCAACTTCTGTAACTGTAATTCCAGCTCCTACACCAACCTGTCCTGCTGCTATGAATACTTTACCATCAGCAGTATTGATTGCAAATTCACCAACATCTAGTGAATTAGGATAGTGCGGAACCTTCCCAGCGATACTAGATCGCTTTATCTTTATTTGTGGACTAGCCATTCTATGTTTGGTATATACCTATCAAAAAACAGTAATCACTGTTATCAACATATTTATGTGATATAATTAGTATGGGTTTTCAAATTTGATATGAAAAAAACACTCGTGGTGCTTACAGGACCTCAAGGATCGGGTAACCATCTATGGTCAAAAATCTTTTCACTACATGCAGATGTTTTTGGGTGGAAAAGTCTTCTGGATAATTACTGGGAGGCACACCGTATATCAGAGCCCTTTGCAGCATACTGGAGGGATCCATCCAAGTTGCATAAATTTGACTGGTCGCAGAGTCAATATTACTTTACGTCTATTAGCATCCCACTTGGCATACAAAGTAAAGGGACTAAATGGTGTCCAAACGTGGTGCAGTTTTGCACAAGTGCTCAATCCTTGGGTATCAATACCAAGGTATTAGTCATAGGTAGGGATCAAAACATACTGCGATATCAACAAGAAAGAATTAGGGAGGAACCAACCACAAGACATTTCTTAGATCAATTACCAAAATTCAAAGATCCTACATTTTTGAGTTATGAATTACTGTATCTGTATAGGGAGGAGTATCTAAAATCTTTAGATGTAGGAATACCAATCGCATGGTATGAGAGAGAAAAAATTAGAGAAATATTAGAGTGTGATGCTAATTTTAAATACACACGTAGAATTTCAAGTAGTCCGTTAGATGATGGTAACAAAACTGGCATTCCGTTTCAATGGAATCCAAATATACAAGAAAAAAGTACACCAAAAAATAGAGACCATACCTATGATGAAGAGGGCACTAATTCCATGGATAACTTTACAGATGAAAGATCATACAGACATGAAGTGGTAACAAAAAGACAACTTCCAGAATCAGGATGTAACTGTTGCTAATGAAAAAACTACTAATCGTAACAGGACCTCAAGGTTCTGGCAACCACTTATTTGCAAGACTTTTCTCTGCTCACCCAAATGTGATTGGATGGGAGACTTTACATCAAAAATACTGGGTTCCTAGTGACGAAGAACCTTTTGCTAGATATTGGGTATATCCTGATGAACTACAGTTTCCGGAGGGAGATTTTTTCTGTGCAAACGTATCAGTCCCATTTTTTTACGATGGTGTAAGACGCACACCAAAGATAAAAGAGGTTGCTTATAAAGCAATTACCATGGGAATACAACCAATAATTGCAGTCATAGTAAGAGATAGAAATATAAACGAGTTACAACAAAAAAGAGTTGGTGGTGAAGTGACAATGGATATAGCACTTGATTATTATTCAGACATCAATTGTCATTTTGTAGACCACGAAGCGTTTTTCTTATACAAAGAAAAATATCTTGAATATCTTGGAAGGCAGTGGGAATTTCCAGTCACAAAAGAAGGCATCGACAATTTTATAACTGTCGATGCCAACCATAAG